AAATGATGGGTATGCTCAAAAATTCGGGCAATCCGGCGGCCATGATACAGAGCATGGCACAGTCAGACCCAGCGATTAAAAAAGCTATGGATATGTGCCAGGGGAATAATCCCCAACAGGTATTTATGGAGCAGTGCCAGGCAAACGGGGTAAATCCCCAGCAGATACTTGGCATGATGAAATGATATTAAGACTGTCCGGCCGGCGGTTTTGATAAATAAATGATAAGGAGAAAACCAACATGACAGAAGGAACAATGGGACTGTCCGCTGCTGATGTTGCGGCAGTGACCAGAAATGATGGTTATGATGGATTTGGCAATGGTGCTTGGATTTGGATTATTCTGCTTGCATTTCTGTTCCGTGGCAACTGGGGCGGTAATTACGGCGCAGAAAGCCCGCTTGTATCAGAGGAGTTCATCAAGCGCGATATCTTCAATACTAATCAGAATGTATCTAACACCGCTTGCCAGACTCAGCGTGATGTTTTAGAGAATCGGTACACAAATCAGCTTTGTTGCTGCGAAACTCAGAAAGAGATTTTACAGAGCCGGTATGATGCATCGCTTCAGGCGCAGACCTTACAGGCGCAGATTGCAAATTGCTGCTGTGATTTGAAAACCGCTATCCATGCGGAGGGAGAGGCTACCCGCGGTTTAATTCAGGCAAATACCATTCAGGATTTAAGAGACCGTTTAGCTGAGCGTGACAGAGATTTGTCTACTGCAAATTTCCAGCTTAGTCAGCAGGCGCAGAGCGCAAATATTATCAGCACATTGCAGCCGACTCCGAAGCCTGCATATTTAACTTGCAGTCCTTATTTTGCCTATAATTACGGCGGATGCAATTGCAATAACACTTGTAATTGTTAATGAATGGAAATCTATCTACCCTTGATATGCTTAATCTATTTGGTATATTTCTCCAAGTAATGAATTATCAGTCTGATTTATCGCAGGCCAGTAATGCAGATATCATGGCGGAACTACAAATTCAAGAGGAAAAGTATTTCAAGGAAATCATTGAAAATCAAAAGAAAATCATACGCATGTTGGAAGAATCCATATCTACACAGTAGTCTTGCGATACCGGAGAGGGGTAGACGTGGTAAGTCTATCCCTTTTTGAACGTGAAAGGAGAAAAATTATGATAAATAGTGTAAATGTTGCACAGCAGACCGTAGCAGTTAATGCAAACGTATTGTTCGCAACGGACAGAGTAAGAACAAACGCTTGCGGATGCGGTGGAGCTATTCAGCATGATGCTGGAAGTGGCCAGTTCGTGCTTGCAAAGCCGGGTATTTATGAAGTAGAATTTAACGCCAATGTTTCCGCAGCGGCGGCAGGAGCTACCGCGCTTGCAATACGCTCTAACGGAGAAGCGATTGGAGGTACCGAAATGGATTATACCGTTGTTACTGCAAATACATTCCAAAGTGTTTCTGTAAGTACGTTAATCCGTGTTCCTTGCGGCGCATCTAAAACGATTACTGTCGGAAATGTTTCCCCTGCCGTTGCCGCGTTGGTTAAGGATGCAAATATCATCATTAAGCGGCTGGCATAATCACTGAAAGGAGGTCTTTCGGATGATTAATTTTAAAAGCAATGTGGAGGCTCAGACGGTAGAAGAAATTTATAACGAAATCAATTTCCGGCAGATTGCCGCGCTGATGTTCCACCGTCAAATGTCAGATTATTTTGACTTTCTGGGTCTGCGTGGATACAAACGCCTGCATGAGTATCAATATCTCTGTGAAAGCAAAGAAAACCTTCGTGTGAGCCGGTACTATATTAATCATCACGGAAAGCTACTGTTTGATAGCTTTTCCGGCGAAGTAAAAATGATTCCGGCGGCGTGGCTGACTGCTAACCGTATCAGTGTAGGCCGCGCCACAAAACAGAAAGCAGTTGAGGACGGCTTCAATGTTTATCATGCTTGGGAGGCAGAAACAAAGACCGTCTATGAAAGATATGCGGTTAAACTGCGGGAAACCGGGCATGAGGCGGACGCTATCTTTGTGGATTGTCTAGTGAAAGATGTGGATAAAGAGCTGAAAAAGGTTGAGCGCATTATCCTTGACCTGATTTCCACGGGCTACGATATGGTTTACATCGTAGAAAGCCAAAAAGAAATCCACGACAAATACAAGAATATGGCGAAGGAGGGAGAACATGGAAAAGATGATTGAAGTCATGCGGAAACAGCTTGACATTGAAATGAAGAACGCAAAGGAAAAGCTTACGGCCAGTAACCTTGACGCCATTTTCAAACTGACGACCACAATCCATAATCTGGAATGTATGCGTGACGAAACGTGGCCTGTAGCCCCGGTCATGGCAGAGGCCGCTGAGAGCGTTATCAAAAAGTATTCCAACGGGAGATATGACCACAATGTAGATAAGCTCTATGACGCCTATTTGTCTGCAAAGCAGGTTTACCAGACCAACGGAGACCAAGCGCATAAAGATAAACTGATGGAGGCCGTCGGGCGATTGATGGTAGAGGTCTACGATATGCTTTCCTCTATGGTGATAGATTCTGATTTCATGGACGAACGCAAAGAAATCCAACGGCAAATTAAAAAGCTGGCAGAAATTGTATAAAACCGAATATTATCTTGACAAATAAGGACAAAAGATATATTATTATCCCATAAAGTATCGGTGTATGGGGCCGATACTGGTCACTGTTCCTCAAATTGAGCGGTGTGGATTGAAATATTAGCTTATTTGTTATTAGCTACAAATCGAGTGTGTGAAGAAAAGTCTGTAAAAGCTAATCTTCTATGATAATAACTGGGCTGAAAGTTCTTTCTTGGACCTTCAGTCCTTGTATTATATATAACAGCAACTACTGTTGCATGTCAAGAGCAGGCGAAAAATCCGCCTGGGGAAAATAGGTTGGATTCGCTTATTCAGGCAGCCGACCCTCATACATGATGCTTAGTTCACCATATACCTGCCCCCAATTCCTGATTGGCATGGACCATTTCTTTGTGGCTTCAAACGTTGACAGGTACAACGCTTTCAAAAGTGCTGTATCGCTTGGAAACACGCTTCTCTGGCGGTTTAGCTTACGGTACGTGCCATTCAGGCTCTCAATCGCATTCGTGGTATAAATGACCTTTCTGACCGCTGTGGAAAATTTGAAAATCGGGGAGATGGCATCCCAGTTCTGCTTCCAGCTCCTCATGGAATTGGGATATTTCCCGCTCCACTTTTCAGTGACACGTTCCATTGCCTCAAGTGCTTTTTCTTCTGTGGGTGCCTGATAGATTGTCTTAAGGTCCGCGCAGAATGGCTTCCTATCCTTGTCTGACACATATTTCATCGTATTACGCACCTGATGCACAATACAGCGCTGATATTCGGTCTTTGGATAGGCTGCCGCGATTGCCTCCTTGATACCGCTCAGCCCGTCAGCACAGAGGATTAAGATATCTTTTACCCCTCGGTTTTTCAGGCTGTTTAAAACAGACAGCCAGTATTTAGAACTTTCATTTTCGCCAACCTCAATCGTCAGAACTTCTTTGTGTCCATCCTGATTAATACCAAGGACCACATAGGCCGCAAGCTTGCGGATAATGCCATTATCCCGGACGGAGTAATGGATTGCATCAATGAACAGGACCGGATATACTTCTGAGAGCGGCCGGTTCTGCCAATCCTCTATCTGCGGTATGATTTTATCTGTGACATCAGAAATAAAACCTTCGGAGGCTTCAAACCCATAGATATCTTCCAGTGTATCGGAAATCTGCCGGGTGGTCATGCCCTTGGCATACATAGATATGATTTTCTGGTCGATATCGGAGATATCCTTTTGACGCTTTTTGACTACCTGTGGCTCGAAAGTAGACCTGCGGTCCTGGGGGACCTTGATATCCATGCTGCCATAGCTGCTGTTAATCCGTTTGGCTTTATAGCCGTTACGGTAATCATCGCTGTCAGAACGTTCCGACTTTTCATAGCCCAGATGCTCATCCATCTCTGCTTCCATCATTTCTTTGATTGTGCCACCAAGCAGGTCCTTGAGTGCAGACTGGATATCCTCTGCAGATTGGATGTCGTATTCCTGCAGGAGCTGCTGGATGATGCTGCGTTTTCCTTCTGTCATTTGTACCTGGTGTACCGGTTTCTTTTCTCTTGCCATAATAAAAGGCCTCCTATGATTTTTTATTTTATCATAGAAGACCTTTTGCTAATACCTATTTACAGAAAAATTTTCATACACTCTACAAATCAAAAAATATCGCTTTCTCATTATGAGTTAGCGATATTTTTTTTCATAATATTTTCTCCAATTTACTCTAAATCACCTAAAAAATCTCCTAAATCAGTATATTCCCATTCTTTTGTGACATCAACCACACGATATGCGTGGTCATAATCCACATTTCCTAAATCGTCTAAACCTTCCGGTAAATTAAAATAAAATTTTAATAAATGGTTATCATCAGTAATGCCGTATTGATAAAACTCATCTAAATCAAAACACTCATCATTACCAACCATGTAAATCCTGTAATTTACTCCATCAACTAAAACGGTAGTATACCGGCAGCCGCTATCGAGCAAATCAGCGTCATATATATCTTTTTCTTTTCTGCCTTCAATGATTTTCAAAGCTTCCCTTCTAAGTTCGGTATTTTTATTCATTATTTTTCTCTCCTTTAAATATGATTCCAATCTAACATAATATGGATTTCTTTTTCTTCATTATTGATTGCACATAGATAGGGTGATTCTTTTCCTTGAAGCAGCTCGTTTGGTGCATAAGTCCAACCCCACGGAGCCGTCAATACAATGCCGGCATCTGTCTCGTCACATCCCCATCCTTCTGGCACTGTGTATTCTATTGGTTCACTTTCTACTGCTGTTGGATGAGGATTGCCCTCAGTAAATACCGGATGTTTTTCTGCGGCTAAACATCCATAATTTATGTATCCTTTAAATGTTTTCATTTTTTCTCCTCCTTACAATATGGTTTCATGTACCTCGCGTCCTGCCCGCACATTTTCCAGATAATTGGGGTCTATGCTCTTTGGACAGTACTCATAATCGCTGTCCTCAACTCCTATTTTTGCCATTTCGTCATGTATGATTTTAAAATAATCATCATGAGAAAAGTTGCGGGAATCAGAAAATACATTGTAATTTTCCGGTAACAATTTCTCATAGGCCAAATCTGAAAACTTATTTAAAAGTTTTTTCATCAGACATGGATGAATCAGTTCTTCCAATTGTCTGATGATTAATTCTTCGGCCCAGGGAGCCGGGTTCCGTTTCCCGGCCTCCCAATCCTCTATGGTCCTTTTAGGTATACCAAGGTAATCAGATAAATCAGATTGTGACATGTGCGCTTTCGTACGGTACTCTTTAATTCCGTTCATAAATCCCTCCTTATTTAACATGTTCTATGATGTATTTGGCATCGGTCATTTGGCTCAAATGACCGATAAGGCTTTCCATTCCGGCTGTGTAACTGTGTGCATCCATCTTACCCCTGGACATCATTATTCCGGCCATCTCGTCTGTCTTAAAAACCTTCTGGGCCAGAATATCTTTTGCATATGCCACCTGTTTCTCAGTTCCAGTCATTTCTTGGGTAAACATAAAAGCAATGATTTTATGGCAGTCGGACCGGTCTACCAGGATATTATATCCGTTCAGCTCGTTTCTCATTTCCTTTGTATTCTCTGCTCGCTTCATCATTTTTTATTTCCCCCATCCTTTATCTTATGTATTTATTTTACCACGCATTGCGTGGTGTGTCAAGGGGGAATATTAAAATGTGGGGACGATTATTTTTTGCGAATAAGTTAAAATGAGAGTAGGAATAAACAGAAAGGACTAAAGCATGGTAAAAAACGGTTGGGTATACTGCCCTATATGTAACAATAAGACCAGGACAAAAATTCGGCCTGATACAGTAGCAAAAAACCTTCCGGTATTTTGTCCTGTATGTAAGAATACATCCATAATGAATATTGCAAAAGGAATAGCAAGTGATATGGAAAATGGCGGTTTATCACCTGCCACATAATAATTAGAGCCAGTCGCCAGTCGCAGAGCCATACAAATTACAGCAATGTAGTTTGCATGGCTTTTTACTATATTTGAACCTCCCTCCTATAGCACATGTCCTTAAAAGAAACAGGTTCTAGCGCATAGCGTGAACAGCCTGGAGGTTGAAAAGCGGATGCAATTTCCGGCATGTGCGTTTCGGGACACGCCAAGTCCTACAAAATGGCAAACCGTTGGTGGACGGTTACACACCTACAAATAACCTAATAACGGAAAAAAGGAGAATCATCAATGAAAACCGAAGAATTAAAAGCCCAGGGATTAACAGAGGAACAGATATCTTTTGTCATGGCTGAAAATGGAAAAGACCTTAAAAAGTTGCAGAAAGAAAATGACAATCTGACATCCGAACGGGATACCTGGAAAGAAAAAGCAGAAGCAGCAGAAACAACGCTGAAAGGCTTTGAAGGGGTTGACCTGGAGACGATGCAGAAAGAGTTATCTGACTGGAAACAGAAAGCTACAGAAGCCGAAAAAAACGCCCAGGCACAGCTTTATGAACGTGATTTCGCAGATGCGCTTAAGACAGAATTTGAAGGTATTAAATTTTCCAGTGAAGCAGCTAAACGTGCAATTATGGCAGAAGTAAAAGAGGCCGGTTTAAAGCTAAAAGATGGTAAAATCCTGGGGCTGAATGACCTTTTATCTCAAATGAAAGAAAAAGATGCTTCGGCATTTGTTGATGATGCGCAGCAGCAGGCACAGCAGAACATGGCTAGGTTTACAACACCAGTGGGTAAGCAGAATACGCTAGGAACTATGACACGAAAGGATATTGAAGCGATTAAAGACCCGTCAGAGCGTCAGTCTGCAATTGCCAGTAACCTACATTTATTTGGTAAAGGAGAATAGTAATGGCAGCAAAAGCCAATATAATCACAAGCGCGGACATACAGGTAACAGCGCGAGAAATTGATTTTGTGACCCGGTTTGAACGGAACTGGCAGCACCTCCGGGATATCCTGGGGATTATGCGTCCTATTAAGAAAACACCGGGCGCGGTGCTGAAAAGCAAATATGCAGAAGGAACTTTACAGAGCGGTGCTGTAGGCGAAGGAGAGGAAATCCCTTACAGCAAATTTACGGTAAAGGAAAAGACATATGCGGAGATGACCATAGAGAAGTATGCAAAGGCCGTTTCCATTGAAGCAATTAAGGACCACGGCTATGAAAATGCCGTTCAGATGACAGACGATGAATTTTTGTTCCAGCTTCAGTCGGATGTAACAGAGCGATTCTATACATATTTGAACACAGGCACGCTTATCGGAACAGAAACTACCTTCCAGATGGCCCTTGCTATGGCAAAAGGAATGGTAGAAAACAAATTCAAACAGATGCACCGGAATGTTACCGGA